ATAATGATTTACTTCATTAACATGAAGTTATTAGCAGCTTGTGTAATTAAACATCTTTCAGTTAAGAAGTGTAATTGCATAGCGTCTAAAGCAGATGTAGCAGCGCCAACAGAACCAGTAACCCAAGTTTTCATTCTTCGGTCATCAGTTTGTGAAGCTCTATATCTTACGTGTAAGAAAGGTCTTTTGATACTAGATCCTACAGTTTGGTCATAAACTGAAGATGTACCAGCAGGAATTAAAACTCCTCTGATAGCTTCAGAACCAGCCACAGAATTAATACCACCTCTAGTTGCTAAGTCATTTAAGTATCTGAAGTCAGACTTATAGAAGTCATAAGAACCTCTTCTGAAACCAGAGAAACCTAAATTAAGTGCCATATCTTCAGAGTTATTAAATACACCATATGATGTACCACCAGCTCCGTAAGAATTCATTGAAGCTAACATGTCATCCATTGCTAAACTAGTAGCTCTGTTTACAAACATCATGTATTCTTCAATAGCGCCTTGCTTATCAAATTCAGCTAAAATTGCATCGAACTCAGCTAAGTCAGTAGCAGCATTAACACCAGTTACACCAGAAGTAACATTACCTCTGTCAGCAATAGCGTCAAATAAACCTTGTGTACCAACTTTAGTGTCGTTACCAGCTAAACCTAATAAAGTATCTACTCCGTTAGTTCCTGAACCTTTAACAGACTCAAGCATTGACATTTCAATATAGTCAGTAAATCTAGCTCTTGTATCAGCTTCAGCTTTTAAGTACCATAAGAAACCTGACTGTCCGTTCTCAGCAGAAACTTCAACCCAACCAATTCTTGAAGCATCAGATCCTGAAACTTCGTAGTAATCTTTCATGATTATTGGTTTGTTAGTAAAAGTTTTAAACTGAGGTTCGTTAGCAGTTCTATCGTTATCAAGAGCAGAACCTGCAGCGTTGTAACCAACACCTTTAGCAAACTCAGATCCATAAACAAGTATTATAGTACCTTTATCTGCAGTAGCTCCAGCAGTAACAACGTCAGTACCGTCGTATGCAGCAACTGTAACGTCAGCTGCACAATTAGCAGTACCGTCACCATCAGCGATACCAGTTACGATACATTTTTTAACACCATTAGCGTTAGATACTATAACAGTATCATTAACTCTAATACCGTGGTGAACTGTAATACCAGAAGCACCAAAGTCATTTTCATCAATATCACATTGAATAGTAACAACGTTGTCTGCGTCTATATCACCTTTATAAGATAGATGTAATCTACCTTGCTCAGACCATACTACTTGATCAGCAGTCATAGCCTCTTCAGCTCCAATTTGAGCTAAGAAACCTGAAATAGTTCTCGGTCCGAAAACTTCAGCTTCTTTCTCCATTAGATCTGGTACATATTGTTGACCCCAACCTGCATTTGATGCAGATGAAAGGTCTAGATAATTTGTAGATAGTGTTTGCTTTTTGTAAGCAGGTACACTATTCAAATTATTTCCTCCTGTAATTGCCATTTTTAATAATTTTAATTGTTATTTATTGTTTTTAATTTTAAACTTAAAATCATTAGAGTTATCACCACTTAATACTTTTACTTTTAAACCTCCAGCTTGTACTTCACCAAAAGATTGTCTTGGATTCATATCAACGTTTTTAGACTTAGCTATACTTTCTTTTAAAGCATCAGCTTTGCCTTGTTCATAGAAGTGTTTAGCAACAGCATCAGCATTCATTGCTGTAAACAAAGATTTGTGATAACCTGCAGCATCTTCCATTTCATTGTTTTTGTTCAAAAACTTTTTGACAAAATTATTAATGTCGCTTTGAGTTTCTTTTACTTCGTTTGTATTTTTAACATTAAACCTATAACTTTTTTCTCCAACACTATAATTAAAACCTTTAAAGTTTTTATTAAATAAGTTGTCAGATTTTAATTTAAAAGTTTTAGTTTGTTGTTCTACAACTTTTTGATTCTCTTCTGATTCTTTGTTGTATCTATTAAAAAAATTAACAGCTTTTTGTTGTTCATTGGTCAACCTTGACCCAGCTTTAATTTCTTCATAGTATTTAGACTTTTGCCCGTCTAAGTAGGCTTTAGCGCTGGCAACTTGCTCTTTTAACGCTATTTTTTTCTTTTTTACAAATCTTTCTTCGTCGTTTTCTTCATCATAAGAAAACTCATCTTCCATCATAAAACTAATTTCATCATCTGTAAGATGTTTTTTAGTTTGTTTGTAATATTCTCTTAGTAAAGCCATGTCGTCAAACTGAGAGTAATCTTGATTTAAACGAACATAATCATTTATATCACCACCAGTTTCTTCTATAAAATCAACTAGCTTTTGTACATTTTCAGGTAAACTCTTTCCAGTTTCTTCTGACTCAGCAATAGCTTCTTTAGTTTCTTCAACTAATTCTTCTACTTGCTCTTCGACTTTATCTGTTACCTCTTCAAGAACTTCTTCTAAAGCTGGTTGTTCTTTTTGTGTTTCAGCTTGCGGTTGTACTTCTTTTTGTTCTTGTGAGGTCCCGGCGTCCTCGGATTTAACATCCTCAGTGACTCCTGTTTTGTCAACGTTATCGTCTGTAATTTCATTTTCTTTGGTTTTTGGTTTATTTAAATCTACTTTAATGACAGCGTCATCTTCATTTGTTTGTTTTTTAAGACTAACTTTTGTTACGTTGTCTTCAGTAGTCTGTTCGACTACTTGATCTTTGTTTTCTTCCATAATATAATATAATAGTTAATAATTTTTACTCAAAACTAACAGGTTGCAATTCAGAGTTTCCACTAAATAAATCATTACCTGTTTGTTCAAAGTTTTTAGGTGATTCTTCATTATTTCTTTGAGCTATCATTTCACTTTGTTGTGTAGCTTGTATTCTAGTTCTTTCGTCTTTACGATCTTCTTTCATCCTATCTCTTTCACCTAAACCTTTAGTTTCAATATTTTTAAGCTGCATGTTATACTCAAACTCTTGTTGCATCAACGCTTGTTTCATTTGCATATCAGCTTGTTTTTCTTGTAATCTAAGTTGAGACTTTTGTTGTTCTAACTGAGACTCTATCTGTGCTTGCATTTGATTTTTTTGCATTTCAGCTTGTGCTGCAGCTTGTTGTGTTTGAGCATTTGCTTGAGCTTGAACCTGTATGTTTCTTTCCTTAAGTTGTTGATCTCTTGCTATCTTTTTTCTTCTACGAACCTTTAATAATTGATTTGCTTGTTTTATATTTCTAACTTCTCTAATATCAATAGCATCTTCAAGATCAACTGTTTGTTGTTGCAAAGCTACTTGTATATTATTTTCAAGTATAGCTTTTTCTTCTTCATCTGGTTGTAATTCTAAAAATATACCAAAATCATATAAATGTAAATCATCTATTTCTTCTAACGTAGCAACATTATGAGCACCAAGTGATTGTATGAAAGCATCTTTTGTTGGTGAGTATTCTATAATATCAGATATTCTTAATGACAAAGCACTAGCTGTTTCTACTGTTAAAAATAAACCAGCGTTTAATATATGCCTTGTTGCTGTATTACTATTAGCTGCAGCTAGTTTTTGTACACCAACCAAAGCGTTTTTATCTGGCATACTACCATCTCTAGCTTCATTAAGCCCGGTAGTATCTCTTATCATTTGTAAATAATAATTGTAGTTTGTTATTAAAGCTTGTATTTTATTACCACCACTACCGCTTGTTATTTCTTTAATAGGTACTTTGCCAGGATTCATATCACCGTCTTGAGTAAATGATCTACCAATTACAGAACCTGTTTGGAAAAACATATTTAAAGCTTCTTGTGGATTATAATTTGTTCCGTTACCTAAATCTATTTCAGCAAGTCCATCAGCATCAAGATATACACCATCTGGCACCATACGAGCCATTACTTGTTGTAACTTTAAATGTGTTAGCTGTATCATATCAGCAAAACCAGTTATACGTCTTACTAAGCTTTCTATTTTGCCTTTATATAAACGTGGCGCTACAATAGAGTAATTCATTTTTACTTTAGTGTAATCACTTTTAGGCCTTATCATGTTTTTAGCTAACTCCCATTTTAAAAGCTTATTAGTTCCTAACACTAAAGCTCCTTCGTATATTACCTCTATACTTCTTTGTAATCTACTAAAATTACCTTCTTTATTTTCTGGTGGATTAAAGTTATCATCTTTTTCTATAGCTTTTTCTGCACCACTACCTGTTTCTTTTACTTTATAAACTTCGTTCATATAAGTTTTATAATTAAAATATAAAACCTGAACTTTATTGTTATCTATTTCTTTGTAATGTATATTGCTTTGGTCGTAATTATTTTGATAATAGTTTTTGTTTTTAACTATATCTTCTAAATCTTCTTGCTCTAAAAATGGAAATTGTTTTACTAACTCATTTACAGGTATACTCTTTATTTCACCAACATAGTATACGTCATCAAAATATGGTGATTCAGTATATGAATAAACTAAATCTGCTGGATCAACATAAGTTATAGTTGCTCCTTCAGAAGTATTAAAATCTGTTTTTACAGCACCAATACCTAACACTGTTAAGTCATAATAAAAACGTTTCTGTGTTAAATCATAGTTATTACCAGTCATCAACATTTCAATAGCTTGTTCTTGAGCTATTTCAACAGCTTGCTTGTAAGTTAATTGCATGTGAAGATCTAACTCTTCTTGAGTAGTTGGCAAGTCTTGTTGTGGAATACTACTTTTAGAAATATCAAGCCCATATGTAGCTTGAACTTGTGTGTTTAAACTTTGAGATGCTATATCAGATAATATGTTTTCTAAATATTCTGTTCTTTTAGCTACACCATGTGGATCTTGTGAATAAGCTTTTATATCATAAAGTCTTTCAGATATACCGTTTACAACTATATCTACAAATTTAGGTATA